AAATCGAGCCGGCAAGGACTTCTATGTCTATGCCTGCGTCCCTGTGAGCGGTTATGCACCCGACCTGATCCTTTCTGCCGCGACAACGTTTCCAGCTGGCTATACGGCAGACAACTCAAGAAAGATCGGCGGGTTCCACTGTGAATGTGCGGATGTGGGCACAATCTCCGGTCATCCTCTCACCGGCTACCTGGCGGGAGATATCATTCCCAGGTCTTGCTGGGACCTTTCCCATAGGTCAGCCGGCGCACAGGCCGGGATGGTTTGGGCTGGAAAGACAGATTTCGACAGCCTAGCAGGACCTAAGATTTGGGTCGCCCTCTACCTGGCATCTGGCACCGGATCGAGCACGGTTTCCGCCAACGGAGCTCCGATCTCAGATAATCGCAATTGGATGGATTTCGCGGACGACTTCGCCGCGATCGGTTGCAGGATGCTTGAAGACGACGAGTTCCAGGCTATAGCCGCTGGCAGCAACGAAGAAACCAACATTGCCGGATCTGTCGATCTCGGTATCACTGGTGGCCATATCGACACGGCTGGCAGGCGAATGATCAGCAACATTGGCTGCGAGGACTGCTGTGGTGTAATGTGGCAGTGGCTCAGGACTCAAAGCTATCGGTTCGACGGAGCAACGAACCATACTCACCAGGTAGCGGTGTCCGGCGATCCGGAAACCGTGACCTCGGGCAACCCCTCTAACGATGTCGCTCAGGTATTCGCATACTACGATCTGCCAGGCGCGAAGGGCAGCATCTACAAGCAAGGAACCTACGGCGATATCAAGCTGCTCGCGGGCGGTTCTTGGACGACTGCTACGTATTCGGGTTCCCGGTCGCGGTCTGCGATTTACGGCTATCGCTGGCGCATTATTTCGTATATCGGCGGCCGCTCTTGCGCGGAGCTTGCGTAGTCGGAGGTCGGAAGTCGAGAATTATGGTAACAACATCTGTTACGGGTTGGGTGGGTCTTACGCTGCTCGCGGGCAGTAATTGGACGAATGCTACGAATTCAGGTTCCCAGTCACGGAATGCGAATAACAGCTATCACTGGAACATTAATTCGAATATCAGCAGCCGCACTTGCACAGATCCAGGAAAATGCGGAGAGCAACTCCTGGCTGGACTCGCTAACCTTGTCTTAGAACAGGCAAAACACACAACGGAGGAGATGGGCAGCTAGTACCTGGCGGGAACGTTGCCTATCTCAAAAATCAACATGAAACGTCACGGCTGCCTTTTCGAGAAGATAATTGAGCTAGATAACATCTTTCTAGCCTACCGAAAGGCCCGAAAAGGCAAGAGCTGGCAGAATACTATCAGCCGGTTCGATGATGATCTAGACGAGAACATTTTCAACATCAGAGACTCTCTGATTGAGAAGACTTTCACCACATCGCCATACACCGAGAAGATGATCTACGAACCAAAAAAGAGGATCATCTATAAGTTGCCTTTCAATCCGGATAGGGTGGTGCAGCACGCCTTAATGAACGTGCTTGAACCCATTTGGAGCGGCCTGTTCATTCATGACTCGTATGCATGTAGGACAGGAAAGGGAATTCATGCCGCGAGTCGAAGGACCATGGACTTCATCAGAGCGGCAGGCCCTGGAGCATATTGCCTGAAAATGGATATCAGGAAGTTCTATCCATCGATTGGGAACTACACAAGCCAGTGGCTCGGCAACCTCTATATGAACGAGCTAGACCAGTTTCTGAAGCACGAGATGAAAATCAGACACTACGTTCGTTATTGCGATGACTTCATTCTGCTCCACCAAGATAAGAGGTTTCTGCACCAGTTGGCAGAAGAGATAGAGTGTTTCCTAGCAGAAAGGCTCGCTCTGAACCTGAGCAAGAATGACATATTTCCAGTTCGCCATGGCATAGATTTCTTGGGATACCGGCATTTTCCGGACCACATACTGGTGAGGAAGTCCACTGCTAAGAGGATCAAGCGCCGGATGAGATCTCTTCCCGGCCAGCTCACCCGAGGCGAAATCACCGCAGATCAGTATAGGTCATCAATGGCATCGACAGAAGGCTGGCTCATGTGGGCGAATAGCTTCAACTTCAAGCAATCTCTGGGGCTTGTCAATGCCTGAGCGGTTCGGAGACTTCGCCGAAGAAGAAACATTCGAAGGAGATAAGCTTCGGCTCGACGAGGTTCTGGACAAAGAAATCCTGGTTACTGGATATAAAATCAAGGACAGCCACCAGAAGAAAGGCACTCAATATCTCACGATTCACTTCGAGCTTGAAGGCAAGCAGCACATCACTTTTACGGGCTCGATCGTGCTGATGAACCAGCTGAAGAAATATGAATCGCATCTGCCATTCATATCAGTCATAAAGAAAATAAATAGGCACTACACATTTTCATGAGGAGGACAGGACACATGAGAGAATACCCTAAAGGCCCGCTCACCAAGCGGGATTATGAGAACCTGTTGAGCATGCCAGAATATGAAAAACAAGCAAAAGAAGATCTGGTAAGACTAGCAGCAATCGATGATAGCAAGGTTGCCGTCGATGTAGGCACGTCAGAAAAATCGAAACTGGAAATAATAGACAACCCCCTGCCTGCATGGAAGCGGGCTGGGTTCAAGGACAGAACAGAGTTGGGGGTGTTAGCAAAACTTTGATTGGCCAACTTTTTTTTTTACAAAAACGTATAAATATCCTAATGGACATCTTCATTCTTGGAGGTAAACCAAAATGGCATTTATTCCACTCGGAGAAGTAAGTAATGCCGGTCTCGTGATGTCCGGTTACGGAAAGCCCTATCTGAAGAGAGCTTCATATGCTAAGGGTTATAACCCTGAGCACCTGAGGGCATACCAGGCTGCGTTCAGCACTGCATCCAAGGAGTGCTCTGCTGCAACTCGTGGCATGGTCGGTATGGAGAGAGCCAAGGCCAAGTCTGCCTGTATGAGCGACGCTCTTAAGAGGTAGGCTCTATCCTACCTCTTTCTCGAAATCTTTCAATCTTTTTTGGCCCTTTGTTTCAGATGCTGTTTTTGATCTACCATATATAATGCGCAGTGTTTCCAGCATACGTTTATTTCGTTCATTCATCGCAGATCCTTCTTTTATCATTATCAATTCCTCCAGACTATTGCCTCCCTAAACCATGGTTCCAACAATCCTTTATTCTGGCTATAGAAGAAACCAAAGTTCGAATCGAGTATGTAGGTCTTGCTGAAATCTGCCGGATCTCTAGTTGTTCTGCCAGCCGCTTGCTGAATAGCCACTGCTGTAGTTAATCGATACCACTTATCTATTTTTATCTCGGCCTTGTCTGTTTCGTTTCGTTTGATGACCCACTCATCCCCAAGAGAAGGATACGGAATCTTCGCGATGATGTTACGCTGGAAATTCTCTCCTTTCAGGTTGATGCCCTCAGCATAATTTACCGAGAGAAAGATGCATTCCTTGGATCTCATGAATTGCCGCAATGCGTCCTCGCGATGACCTGGGGTTTGCAGCAAAACCTTCGGATGATTCATATGGTCCTTCAGTTTTTGGGCAACCCCATAGGAGTGGCAATGCACTATAGTTTGTCTCGGGTATTCATTATGAATCTCCAATATACGGCGGGCCATATTAGGTACGGTGCTGTCGATATTGTTCCTGCTCATTTTACCAATAGGCTCATAATATATTAACCGGTTTTTCTTCGGAATGGGGTGAGCAGCCTCAACTCGCGAATAGTTTCTGCATATGAGAGAGGTTGTTGGAGTTCCTGAGCTCATGATCACCATCTTCACCCGGCTAGCCATGCTATTGAAAGGATATTCGCCTCTTATGAGCTTCAGGTTTCGGTCCTTGTCTATGAAATATGCATTCTCATTGCTGGAAATTACCTGCAATATCCTACCGCATTTTGCGACTTGTCTTTCAATCTTGGTCAACTTGGTCGTGATGTATCGGATATCATTAAGAAGCCTTGCATTGCTGGTCGCACTCAGGTTCATGCTTTCCAGCATCTCAGTATAATTCTCAGATTCCTCTTCAAGCGATATCATCCACTGATGAATGGAGTCCGATAAGTTTTCAAGATCAATCCTTTCCGGTAATGCTATTCCGAAGTGGTTGAGGAGCTTATCCTCAAGGCTTGCCGATTCATCAATTATGAGAACATCTGCTGATGCCCTGTTATATATGAAGAAATCCAACGTGCATGCGGCCAGATTTGCATTTCGAAAGGCTGATTTAGCACGCACATATGGGCACCTGTTGCATATTTTTGGTTTTCTGTTTGCCAGACTTTTGGATCTGAATGGGCAATCTGATGCATCTAGCCCTTCCAGTAGTAAGCAGTCATAATTGCTTTTTCCTAATACTACGGGGATACCCAGCTTTTCTTCCTCTTCGATCTGGTAAACGAGTGCTTTAAGCGGGGTGGTATAAACTACTTTTTTTATTTCGTCTGGATATAAATCCAGCAATGCTTTTCCAACCGCTCTGTTAATCACCGTTTTTCCAGATCCTGTAGGACTGGGCAGTTCAACAACTTTGGAGTTTATTTCATTGGATCTTATTTTTTCATATGTGTCAAGTATTGATTGTATTGCTTCTTTTTGGCCTTCCCTATATTCAGGATAAACGTTATATTTATTCAAATCCAAAACATTTAAATCTTTGGACGTTGCAGGCTCTTTGGTAGTCATGCTCATTTCTCGTAATCCCTCCATGGCTACCATTTTCTTGTTGTGAGTTGTATCGTGGCAGCGATCAACATGAGGATTGTTGCTATTTTAATACCCGCGTCTAGACGATGCATTTTATTTCCATGTCTCGTCGTCCAGAACGACCATGCGAGTACGCATAGGCATGCGCAATATAATATAGTTGAAATAATACGATACATTCTATTCACCTTTTGACAGCGCTGTGTGTAGCTTTAGTATGAGTTTTGATATATCAGAATCTCTATTTATCACGTAGTAGCGATAATTCTTGGTCGAGTCCATCGCCTTTACTATGTGCAGGGTTTCTAACATATTCCAGGCCTTGTAGAAACTTGGCCTGCCCATATGCATTGCTGCGATCATTTCACTTTTGCTGTAATGTCCTGGGGCATTACATATCATGAAATCTAGTATTCGGATAACGTTTTTGTTTCCCAATAGTGATACAAACATGTGTCTCACCCGGTACACAGGTGTATCATATAAGATATATAGTTTTTGGTCTGGTTCGAAAAAAGAATAGGTGCCTATTCTTCTCTAAAGATGGCACCTTTTTGCATGGCCAGCTTCAATCCAGCGCATGCGCAGTCTTTTGCGATTATTGTGCTTCCTACAGGGTCTGGGTCAGTGGTGCAGAAGCAACCGCCTGGGGCCGCAATATTGCATCGGATTGCGGCAACGCGGGACAAACCTATGGCATGCACCCCAAAAAAGCCTTCAATCTGGCTATCTTCTATGGAGACATCGGATTCCCCAGTGAAATATGTTGCTCCGCCAAGCGAGTTGCCCTTGTTTTTGTCGCTTTTTAGATTGGAGTTGGTGATTTTTCCGCGTGCGCTGATCACTGCCAAACCATAGCTCTTTGCAGCGTTGGTGCAATCCATGGCAAGATTGTTGATGGTAAAATCGTTGACTTGCCGGACTGTGAATTGGCTGTCTGTGCGAAGGTTGAAAGCTGTCATGTTGTCCGCCTTTCTGTTTTTCCAGTCAGTGTTTCCATGGAGACAGAATCCTTCGCGGCATTTCCATGATTCACTATCATATAGTTTGCTGTTGCTGTTTGTATCTAATATTACACCTTCTGCACCGCAATTCTGGCAGAATATTTTCCACACTTGCTCATTGTCGCCGGGTCCTGAGCCATTGTTCCCAAGGTAAGCACCAGATCCCCAGGAGTTGATCAATTTCAAATCATGGAACTTTCCGCCTCTTCTTAGAGATCCAACCGTTATGAGACCTTCGCCATCGTGTGGATCTTTGTCGTTCTGCTGCGACCGGTTTCCATCGAATGTTATTCCCGAAATCTCGAAGTCGGAGTATCCCATAGATGTCGGTGCTGATGCCCGGACCAGCATCATAATGACATGCCTCGATGGATTGCGCTGATTCGGAAGAAGTCTGATTATGGTCTGATCAACCCCAGCGCCAACGATCTTCATGTTTCCTTTATCTATCACTGGCATGGCGACCCAAAAGATATTGCTCCCGTCTGGGTCCAATCCAAACCTGTGCTGGGCTGCAATGTTATAGAGCCCTGGCCCGATCCCAAGAGTCCCGTTCGTGGGAACGGAATCAATGGCCTTCTTAAATATCTGATATGAATCCGAGCTTGCTGGGCATGCAGCCAATATTTTTGATCCAGACCTGACCATAGCCAACCCCGATTCCTGCGAGATTTCGATATCATATTTGGTTGCTGGTTTGGGTTTCGGTTCGGGTATTGGGGTTGGTTCAGGGACTGGTGCCGTTCCTTTGCCATATTCTTGGATGAAGGCTTCGATGACATCATTTGTGAATTTTATGCCACGAGATTTCTTGTACGCTGCAAGAATATCGCGCGATGATTCACTTATGGGTATAGTGATTCGTATCATAATACAATCCTCCGTTTTTTGTATAAAGTTAAAAAAATAGTTTACAGAATGGGTTCGCTTGGGATTCCAGGATTGGAACCTGTTCCCCAGAGAAACACATCTGCATCCTCGGCCCATGGACCAATTGCCTTTGATTCCGGCAATTCGCTTGTCATTGGGCCTATGCTAAGATTAGTCTCTATGACCCAATCTAAGCTGTTGTTCTTTGCCAGGGCCTTAGCAAGATCCGGGCTTGTTCCTGACAGCTGAATAGGCTGAATTGCTGCAACTGTGCCGATCAATACCAGTATCGCGACTATAGGTAATATCTTCATACTATACACCTCTTGTTGATCTGTGGTTGTCCCCCTATTTCAAATTTATCAAAGGTTTGCTGGCGAGATGGCTGCAATAAATCCAGCTCATGTATTCCAAAATTCTCGAACATCCGCACTAATGGAGGAATCAGCTGTTTTGATAGATAGTAGTCTGCATCTATTCGGAGATTATTTTCTATTGCATACTCAGGATCTTCTGCTCGCAATGTCATCATCTCTGCACGACGGCCTGATCTCCGTTGACTTGCTACTATGATGAACGGAATTCTGTCTCCGATGGCGTATTTGAAAATTCCCCGGCGTTCTAATTTTTTCACCAGCTCTGAATGGGGTTGTGGCTGATTGTAGTTCTCAGGTTTTTTTGTCAATGTTCGAGTCATGGTTAATTTTTCGAACATATCCGAGCTCGATGCCTTGAGTAGATTTATTGATTCTCGTGCATATGATAAGGCTGCATCAACATCTCCTTCTATCAGTATAGTCTCAAGGCACTTGGTAAGAACCTCAGATGTGAGATTACACCAGTCTCTTCTAACGGTTTCAATTCCTTTCGCCTTGATCTCGCCCTTGTCAGCTGACTCGAACCTGTACATTGCATAGTGTTTTTTTGCCAGGATGAGTATTCTTTTGGCATATGCCTCGAATACCAGTTCCATGGGTGGAGGCAGTTTTGATGTAACCATGTCGGCGATTTCAATTCCTATTTTTTTCGCAATATCAAAGTCAACGTATTCTCCACAGATATTAATAAACGTGGAATCGGTATCCCCGGCGATAACTTTTAATTTATATTGGCTATCATTGATTTCAATGTACTCCTTCTGCTCTATCATGTGTTTTGTTTTTAACAGATTTTCTCGCCCGTAGCTGGTTACTGAATTAGCGATTACCGGGCTATAAAGTCTTGCTCTGGCGTACCCAGAATATCCGTAAAAGCTGTTCAGCAATATTTTCATAGCATATTGCTTGGCATCCAGACGTCTTTTTTCACCTTCGGAGATTGCCGGATTCTTCATTGCTTTCTTTGCTTTTATGCGTTCGTCCAGCAACTTTTCAAGGACCCTTGGTACGATACCTCTTCTGACATCGGGTGGGACAAATTTCCCGCCACTTGGAGATGCTATGAGGTTGCAGTCAGGACACTCTTCTCGGATCTCGGTGGTGTAGCATAGATTATGCGCAATCATGGTTGTTGGATATAGCGATTTGAAATCCAAGATAACCACGTTCTCAGTCAGACCCAGCACAGGGTCCAGGACTATTGCCCCCTCAACCTGGGCTATATCATCATCTTCCAAGGCCGACTTGGTGCCCATCACATAGCCTTCTCTATTGTATTCCCGGATGAGCTTCGCTTCGATCATGCTGCTTTGCCCGCCGTTGACAACTACTTGCAGGAAGGCTCCGCTTGCTTTGGACAGGGCAATATATTTTTCCAATACCCCGGTTTTCTTGATAAGTTCCAATACCAGCAATGCATCTCGTCTTGAGTAAGAGATAAAGCGATTGATATCCGGCCCGGTCCATAGCTCCTTCATTTCACTAGGTTTAACGTCCAGCTTCTCGATACCCAGGATCTCTTTGGCAACGTTTGCCAGGCGGTAGCTTTTTAGCCTGTATTTGTCCAGGGCTTTCACGGCGGGAAGCATATCTAAGGAGATCCGCCCGTTTAGCTGCACGGTACTTTTGCCCATATAACTCTTACACCATGCAGATTTCCCATCTCTTGACATTGAGAGGGGTACCCCGAGTCTCTTGGCTCTATCAGTTATATATGGGATATCGAATCCGTTTGAGTTGTACCCTCCTATGATGGTTGGGTCGTACTCGTCAAAAATAAACCCAAGCTTGCTGAGCATGGCAGCCTCTCCTTCGGATTGCAGAACATCGCTTCGGGGGCACTTGATGTTTTTTGCTACCATAACCACATTTTCATGCCCTCTCCACGGGGGGTCAAATGCCAGGCTAATCAGAACTATGGGATCTTCGTCTGAGGTTGGAAGCCCACCATTATCCTTTGGAATGGCCTCAATATCTATCGCCATTATTCTTATCGGGGCATTGTCTTGGTCCCCCTGGGGAATTATGTCTTCGTGTCGAATATATTGTTTTTTTGGAACAATGCACCAACACATCCCGGACAATTCGTGATCCACCATAAACCGATCCTTAAAAAATATATCACTCTCATATGTTTTGTTTAGATTTTGTTCACAGAAGTCACGGAGTATTTTTACATCCTTTGGATTGCGGGTGGTAACCTTTATCATTTTTCGAGGCTTAGATTGGAATCCAAGAGGGCCGAAACGATCTACAACTTCGGTTTTTATGAGAATGCCTATCGAATCGGTAACACCCCCCAGTTGTTGGTCTATTTCGTCGATATTGCTGGAATCTACATAGAAATATGGAAGAAACCCGGTTATGTATTTTATAACGGACTCTCCGGTCTTGGTTAGACCAAAAAGGGTTACGATCGGAAATCCATCCGCATCATAGCCATAGGTAGCATCGATTATTTGAAGTTCCGTTCTGATAACCCCCTATACCCTATTTCTGACACGAGTTGTCTTCGTGCTCGCGCGGCCAGCTCTTTACTTGCACTGAGCCAGGAACGTCTGTGCGGTACTTCTGCGTCAAACATATTGCGCATTCTGTCTGCCACTAGATGCTTTTCTACCACTGTGGCATATTCAAGAAGTTCTAGATATGCATCTAACAGCAATCGCATATTTGATCCCAATTGCTCCAGTTGTTCTGTGTCGGTTATGATCACGTTGAGACCCCCAGATCTCGCTCTCTAACAGTTGTTGATGCTGCACTCGCTGCAATTTTGTTCGCGTCATATACTGGGTTCGTGGCGAATGGGATGGTGAGTATCCACTGCGTTTTTCCTACCTTCTCAACAATGCCGGCATTGGCCAAAATCTTCAACAGCCTCCGAACCGGTTTTGGTTCAAGATTCTGAGTCATCACCAGGTCCCGAATGGTGACGGGAGATTGCTGCAACATGTATTTTATGATGCCATCCAAATTGTCGGCCTCTTCAGCAATCTGTTTTTTACTTCGGCCTATGTGCAATCGCCTGATCATAGCCTGACCACCTCGCACAAGTTTCCAATTTCGCAGTGGACATCTCCCTCACCATCTTCTACCATGCCTCTTGCTATCTGCTCTGCAATGTTTGCATTCTTGGCATTCACCGTAACCTGAACAGTGCCATATATTTCGAATGATACATGATACCACGCCACTATTGATCACCAGAGGCAAGCTTCTCCGCGAGGTTCAAAAGATTTTCCACGGCCATGGACATCGTATCCCCCATGGACCCGAACTGTTTGATCCGTTCTCGTTGTGCGCGCGTCACCCTGATTACTACCATATCATCTTGTGACATGATGTGACATCATGCTACATTGGTATATATAGGTTTCCGTAGCCAAAAATGATCACAGTAAATCACCAAGGAGGCCCGTCCCCTTCAGGGCGGGGTAGTTGACCTCCAGATGCCGTCCACCTGAAACATCTTATGGGCAGACTTGCCGAAACGTCTGCCGTTTATCTTGATGTTTTCCAATGTGGATAGGTTGCCGCTGTCTAGGCAAACCTGGGCTTCCTGTAAAAACTCGGAGACAGAACCATATGTTTTAAGTATGGCCTCGGCTCGTTCCCACCCTATTCCAGGGAGATTACATAACACGTTTATGGCATGCATGTTTTTCCTGGGCTTGCTACATAGCGTAATGGGTGGATCACTAGTTATATCATGTATCATATAATTTATTAGCATCCGGAAAGAATCTATGGGATTCCGAGAAAGAAAAACTGGCAACACTCCTATAGATTTTATGTCTCCGAGTACGGCATATATCATGTTTTCGTCCAGGAGGATTCGTTCTTCGGGTTTTTCAACTAGATTTCCATCTTCTGTTTTGTAGTAGGGCGGTATAGCTTCAATCAGCTCTGTCATACTGCCCATGATACTAAGATATCCATAATCGCATGATAGGGCTATATCCATGCATTGCCGCCCCAGTCGGCCTCTTGGTGGCATACTGCCGAAGAAGTCATCCAGCTCTTTGATCTCCGCGCCTATCTGTTTGCCGGATTCTTCATCTACCAGCAACAAATCAAAGTCCAGGTTTGCAGGTTCCGGTTTATTTATTATTTTTTTATAATAAGTCCAGGCTTCGTCCAAGAAATCGGGCCTCTTGCCCTGTTTTTCGTTGGTGTCAAAAAAAATAGAATACATGTCTCACTCGATTATATATTGTGACGAATTGCGCCATATAATAATCGCAATACCTGACAGCATCGTGATGGCTGCGGGCACGGCTGTTTCGATTGTCTGAAACTGGGTTATATCTACTTCAGCCATGCTTATCTGTATTGCGCCAAGGATGGTCACAACGAGTCCACCCCATGCTATCTTGCTTTTCTTAAGTTTCTTCGTTTTACATGTTGTTTCCGTCAATGTTTTCACCTCCCAGATCTTTTATTATTCTATTGCACTGCTCACATATATTACCTGCGACTTCCTCCAATGGGCAGTACGTATCCGAGAAGCTATCCTTGCTAATTACCCCCATTGCTCTGAGCGCGTCGAGGCATTCAACTACGATGTCCCTTGGTAGCTGCACATTATGCGTTATTTCGTCGGTGGTTTTGCATGATGTCAGGGCCTGGTGGACTATTTTTAAATCTTCAAGTGTGGCCATCACATATCACAGGCTTGAGATAGGTTCCACTCTAGAAATAGATTTCGGTCGAAAGAAAAAAAAGGTTTCAGATGCTATTGATGATAGCATCCCAGGACAACTTGTTTCCAAAGTCGGATGGCACCGCAAATTTCGCATACAGTGTTTTGGTTTCACCGGGTGCAATGGAGCTGTATTTCTGTGGGTCGCCCATATACTGATATGTTTTTTTGGTGTCATTGTCGGTGATCACGACCCCGAGCCAGCCTTTCCAGACATCATCCCCTACATTTTTTACAGTGTATCCGAACCAGGTATCTGATCCATCTTTTCTCACCGTGTTGCAGACGGGAGATATGAGGCTAAGTACAGCAGACGGCTTTGTTACCGTTGACGTACATGCAGCAGGATAGGCGTTAGCAATCCCCCCAACGTATTTTACTGCGGCTTTGGCATCTAAGGATTCTGCCATTGGGTTGTATCCTTTGGCCTTACCGGTTTCCATCATTTTTGTATTTATGCTCACGGTGTCATTTATTGGATAATATATCGCCGCTATAAGTCGGCCATATGCATCTTCTCCCTTTATTGCCAACTTGACCACGGTTCCAGGGGGGATCTGTTCTGCAAGCCAGGACTTGGCGGTTCGTCCTGCCGGGAAACTCAGTTCGGATGATGATATCCCATGGAGCCGGACATTGAATGGGGTTGTGACACAGAGCTGACCGGGAAGGCATTGCTGGACTGCTTGTATGGTATCTCCGTCTGTGACTTCCATTACGACAGCCATCATATCGTACCCGGTCATGTCGGTAGTCTGGCCCAAGTTGTCTATATAACTATTTAACGAGTTGTTGATAACTTCGCTTCCCTTGTTTACGATGTAGTTGTTGCCCATCGGTGTAAGGGTTATTTCAGACCCGATTGGCAGGTGCAGCTCCAACCATTCCTTTGCTTCGGCATCGCGTGTTCTTGGAAATACACCATATAATATGACAGTCTTTGGTGTCAGATCGCAGACCTGGCCCGGCGCGCAGTCCATAAGAACCCTGATTGTTGATCCGTCAACAATCTCGGTCACTTTTCCGGTGACTTCCAGACCTATTTCTGGTGGATTATATCTAGTACCCAATGCCGAGAAAATCCATGCAATGTCTGTCGGGCCAACATCCTCGCTGTTGTTGAGATCAGCAAGGATCGCGTCTATTAACCCTTCCGAGTTTATTGTTCCACCCGAAAAAAAATGGGTTGACAAATAGCTCTTTCTGGCTTCTGTGATTGCCATTTTAAGCCTCCCTGTATAGTGCAATTAGTTCTTTCACATCGTCCGCTACAAAAGCCCAGTTACCGGTTATTTTCGGGGTTGCTTCTGCTTTTGCGGTGGTTGCCAGTTCGGTGTTGCTTCTAGCAATTGCATATGCATAGACGATGTGATCCGGAGTAATCGCCTCGATGCCGCCCATGGCATCTACAAATCGTACTGCTCTCGATTTGGTATCGTCTGGAGTGGTGTCCTGATATAGGGTAACTGATTTGCGAGCGATGCTGCCGCTATACACTTGCACTGGCAGAGTATATGGTTTGTAGCCATCCTTTTTGATGGTTATCGTATGAATACCGGCTTCAACACTGATTATTTCATCGGTTGAGCCGATTCTTTCAGTGCCTTCATACACATCTGCATTCAATCCGGCGGCGTCTATGAAGATGCCAGTTTCGCCCGTTGACTTGGAATATGTTGATCCGCCACTTCTGCCGCTGGAATACCCTCCGCTTCCACCACCGCCGCCACCACCAGAGGTCTTGCTGCCACTTCCCCGCCAGGTTTGATTATAATTTTCATCATTGGCAAGGAATGCCTCAATGTCGGTGCTGCCACTGTTGATAAATTCTGCATATTTCCCAGTGTCAATGGTGTATTCACTGCCGTCAGACGTCGTTTTCTTCTGATCGATATCATATTGCCCAGTTAGTGGATTCAGCAACTTTCCACTTTGAATTATGCCCGTGGTGTGCGGGTAACCGGTGTCATCGATCCACGAGACGGTGGTTCCAGTCGCGGTTACTTTAAAGTTTGCTGGGTTGTTTTGTCTGGCGGTAAAGATTGCAGCCTGCTCTGCTGGCATATATTGTTCTATACGAGCATTGTCGTCAACCAGACCACTTGCCTTATATTCTTTTATTTTGGCAGCAAGAACAACCGGATCAGATATTGCAGCCAGCTCATTGCTTATCGTTTTGCTTACAGCCTCTTTTTGAAAGATTGCGGTTATTTGGGCGGGCGTCATATCCGGATATGCGGACTCCAATTTTTTCATGTTTATACTGCCGTCCGCATTGGTAAAGATAGCTCTCCAGACAATCGCGTCCTGCGGCTGTGATCCGTTATACTGAGCATATCGAGATACTGCATCAATGCTTGTTGGAGCTACACCCAACACCGCTCTCTGTTGAGGGGTTAACCCATCCATAGTTATTACAGGCGACGTGCTGCCTACGGTGGTTAACGATTTTACTGTTCCATCAGGCATCATTTGTCCAATGATTGCAGACGGATCTTTTACATCGCTTCCTTTTATTACATGCCCTTGTTGATCGACGTAATAGTTGTCTGGGGTGATTACTGGTCCTGTTGCAGGTTCGGCTGTAATATTTGCCTTGGCATTCATATATGCCTGGTTAGCAAGTTCTGATTCGGCTCCTCCTTTTACCAGCTGGTTATATGCACTTGTAAATTCTTTTGTGAGGGTGTCCTTAGCGCCCTGGTTTCCAGCGGCAATCATATGACCAAGACCAACAGCAATAGCCTCATTTGGATCGGTGATTCCGAGACCCTTTGCAATCATGTTGTTGGGACCTACGCTACCATCGTCCTGCATATCATATATGCGGCGAACCAGGTCCCCGTTGCAGAATGCTATTGTTTCTGGATGCAGTGCCCAGTACTGCGGACGCTCTGATTCGGGCCTTATGTGGCCCCAACAACCTTCTCCAACGCTATCGCATCCTTCATCTTTGACCCATACCCCTGCTCGTTCAAGTTTACCAAGTTTATCGGCTATCTGACCCAATGCTGCCCAGTCCATGAACCATTTGAAGCCATCTGGTGCAGGAAACACATTGCGTGCAAATGGAACATTGTCAAGGAACCAATCGAATGGAGCCAATTTTTCCTTTATTGAATTTATTGCAGGTATGCCTATTGCATTCATCTGCTCTGCAAACATGTCCTCTGGAACGTTGTATCCGGTCAACTGGATCAACGACTGAACACCTTCTTCTGCGGCAAAGTATATGAAGAGAGCACTGTTTGCAACTGCCCACCCACCAATTAGGCTCCCAGTTATTTTGAATTTGTTTCTGTAAGCCCATCTAGCAACTGCGCCAGCTGATCCCAGTACTGATCCACGTATAAACTTGGTGAACTTATCCATCGGCAGAATTTCCCTGATCTGGGCAAGCGTTTCAAGATCGTCCGGCGTTATGATTCTCTTTGAATAAAATGCCTCTATGAATTCTTTCTGCTTGCCGGACAGAGAATTGTAGTTCGGATGCGCTTTGATGTCAGATATTATCGCATCCTGGCCAGCTCTTTGATATCGCTGCCCCACCACTGGGTCAACATCGTAGACCTTGTTGAATGCCTCATCTGCAAATGCTTCATCCTTCAATGCGGCTCTAACATCTGGATCTTCCAACAACTTCCGAAGTTCGTCTGACTTATTCGCCATGCTGGAATCCAGTATATTGTCAAGCTTCAACCGCCCTAGATCAGCTCCAACCGATACTCCTTCATATGCCTTAGCATTATCTACGATTCTGGTGACTTGCTGGTAATCGTTCTGATTGAGTTGCCGGGTCATCGCCTTGCGAATATATTCCTGGTCAGTTGCTGACATTTTGGCTCGGGTAGCGTCGTCTATGCGGCTTACGGCTCCCTGGTAATGGAATCCCATAATCTTTTCAGCTGCTGATCGATCACTGCCGAGTTTTTCAGAGATTGCCATTGCCAGACTTTCAGCCTCTTCTCTGGAGGTGTTTCGGAGGTATGCTTTGAGATCATCGCTCTTGGCAAGTGCTTCATCCAGAGCTGCCCTGCCATCCCTGACAGAAAGCCCATCTAACTGACGGATGAGATCATCTACGGTGGTTTGACCATTGATTATCTGATTTCCTCGGGCCTGCTGGACATTTCTGGAGTCGTACACCTCTTGATTCAGTCGGCGGGCACGATTCTTTAATGCATCCACCTGGGCTTTCAGACCATCGATTTGAGACTTGATACCAGCCTTTTCTCTGGCGGGAGCTGCTTCCAGTTTGCTGCCAAGCTCCTGTATCTGCCGGCCAAGGTCGGACAGTTCATCCTCAACGGCAATTCTTTCTGCGGTTTTTGCTGCAACTGCGCGCTGAGCTTCCTGGTATTCTGAGGCAAGACTCTCGGGGGTTATCGCGTCAGGTGCTGTTTCTGGGGTCCGGGTGCTCGGGGTTTCTTCAGGTACTTTGATGCTTGGTGTTTCAGTTGGTACTACTTCTGGTGTTATTTCTGGGGATTTCCGAACATCATCTACCATCTTGGCTCTGGTTTCATCCAGATACTTGGTGAGGTATTGCAGATCTTCGTCCGGTATGCCTCGAATGAGCGCTTGCACATTTGGATCATCAACCAGGGCTTTGAAGGTGTCTGCATCCAATCGTTGCAAATCAATGCCAGACATTTCACCAATTCGAACAGCATCTTTTTCGACAACTTCAACCGTGCGGCCAATCTGGAAAGCATTGGATTTGTCGGCTTCCCTAACCGTGGACCATAGGATACCATCTTCGGTCAGCAAATCGATCTTGACAAAATCTTTGGTCATATCAAAATCGAGTCCACCAGACTCTGTTAATCCTTTCCAGACGGCTTCATCTGCTGCATATGGGTCAGCCTTGCTGATAGCTACTATTTTGCTTCCAGAAGCGTTTTCTGGTACTCGAAAATCAGTTGGAACATTAACTGGTTTCTCCCAGAAGAACATCTTAACCGGAGTTGAAGCAACATTCATTGCTTCGTCGGCAGAGAACACGATATCGTTCTTTCGAATGAACTGAAATTCACCCTCTGGGGAGCGTACTGCCCAACCATCCATTTTTTTGAACTTGTGCGGGGCTGCTTGCCATCCATTGGCACCTGTGATGGCATGTCCATCTTGGAGTGCTTTTTCGAATGCTTTTGCAAGGGATGCTTTGGTGGGCCCTTTTGTCCCGGTGACTACCAGAATGTCACTATACTTGCTGTTTCCTAGTATAAGCTCTGCCATGCTAAAATCAGCATTTTCATCCAACCAGGATGCCGGCATCTGAGAAATTAGTTCTTTGGCTGATTTTAAGGATTCTACGATTTTGTTCCAAGCGAGTGTTGCTTTTGCAGTCCAGGTTGCCTTTATAGCGTTAAACTTTTCCAGCAAGTTGGGTGTAGTTGTGGGTTCGCCTATGAAGTATCTGATTTCATCCATGATCACATCCTGGTCTGCTTTGGACGCCTCCTTGAACTCGTTAAACTGCAAAAAGTCATCCATATTTGCTTCTGCTTTTGCCTGATGAACAATGATCTCTTTTTCAGGCCCGAGATTGGAACTCTTGATATCTGCGTCACTCAAATTTTTTATACTATCTTTTGATGCGGTGACATGGTTCTGGAACTCCGATAGAGGCATCATATTGATAGGGGCATCTCCAACTGCCTCGTCAAATGCTATTCTTGCAGCATCGCTCATTTGGGATCGCAGATATTGAATCCTCGCAATCTCGGTTTCCGTTAGTATCTCGCCATTCTTGGCTTTGGCCAGGAGGCTTACATCTCCAGATTGTGCAAACTGTCCGAAATCAGCTGTCTGTGTAAATCTGGTCCATGCGTCAGCAACTCCCTCAACTCCTCCTTCTCTGGCGGCCAACGATGCGATCATATCATTGTACAAAGTAGACAACTCTGACTGAGTTGGGGCGACGTATGATGGAACATATTCAGTCGGCGTCGTGGTAGTCGGAGTTGTGATAGTCGGCGTAGTGGTGGTTGGTGTAGTTGCCGCAAGCCTGTCTGATAGATACTTGCCGTATTCTTCGGGAGTTTGCCGAACATTGGTGTAGGGATTCAGAATTTCAAAGGTTCCATCCTTGTTTCGGAAATAGTAATATCCACCCTCGCTGTTCCAGATTGGAGCCTCCTCTGCTTCCATCAGTTTATCAAATTGTTCCTTGGAAAGCCAGTTTCCGGTTTGAGGGTCCATGTATTGGACTTCCTGTGTTACGGAATTGGTTCTGGTTCTGGCATTGTTTTTGGTTTCGTCAATCCCGTAGGTATAGGTTGGATTGTTTCGTGCAATGGCTGCTCTTTCGGCATCTAGATCTGCTTTTGAAACCCAATTACCTGCTGAATCTTGATAAACTTTTGACCCATCTTTGTTAAGTTTTGTATAGGTGTTAAGCTCAGCATCGTACTTTGGAGACCTATCGGCGGTTCTCTTCAGTACCAGTTCCTCGTATTCGGTGGTGGATAGAATGTTGCCAGTTTCGGGGTCTTTTACTTGCCAGGTCTTGCCATTATCCAGGGATCGCAGTTCAGTCCCCCAGTTTTGATTATATGCCCACTGGCTTACATCTTGGCCCGTGACAATGCTTCCTCCGGTGGCGTCGTCCACGTACCCTCCACCGCCTCCAATTGGACCAGCGTCACCCATTTCGCCGCCGTATCCATCGGGCCCGCCAAGCATTTCGTCCGAGACGGATGTCGGAGCATGGCTTCCTGTTCCTTGGTATTGTTCGGGCAGTGATTTGAGACGGGCGTCCCATTCTGTTGCCAGGGCCAACGCATCGTCGTTTGTGGTTATTGGCCGGGTTGTAACAACATCCTGCACATTTCCAAAGTCATCTGTGTAGGTAATTTGCCAGGTATCTACTGAGCCTGGTCTGGATACCTTGGTGATGATTGGATTTCCAGATTCATCGACCGTTAGGGCTACTTTTTTAGCAGGAACATAGTCCTTGTGCACCTGGTAATAGTTGCCTTTGCCATCAATGTCTACCAAGTATTTTCCGTCAGTGGTTTCCATTACCCCGGTTTCACGAACTTTTGCAATGGTGAACCGGTTACCAACTGGATCAACTACGTCGAACGGTTTGAACCCTTCATCCAGTATTGTGCCTTTTTTCATGTCAAAGAATTTGGTCTCGGTTGCAGCGCCAGTCCGAGTTCCTGCAAAGCTGATAGTTTTTTCAGATGAAGCTCCAATGGGCTTCAATCCTTCGTTTCTGGCAGCAAGTGTCTCGGCAGTTATGGGTTCAGATGTCACCGATCTGGTTAATCCCGTGGTGTCTCGCGCCGTTGCAGCTGCTTTTGCGTCTGTCGGAGTAGCCAGCAATCCACCCTTTACATCTGCGGCTCGAATGCCAACACCTGGAGCTGTTGGGCTCACAGCTGTCTCAGCTGCCTTTGCAACGGGTATGATGGGTTTACCAGTTACAGTTTCCTTGATAACCGGTACCGGGGTCTTGGTAGCCGCGATTTCAACTGCCTGTTTTCCGTCCTTTGAAAGTTCAAATGCTCGACCATCCAGTGTTTCGAGTCGGATTATATCGGGATTAGTCGCACCTGCTCCAACTTTGCCGATCAGTTCCGTCCCGCGATATGCATCAACCGTGCCATCAGCAGCCTTAACCAGTTTCAGAGTGTCTATCAGGTCTCCCCCTTTGGACACAAGACGTATTGGGGACACCCCGATTGTTAATGGTAAAAATATCGCTGCGTTGACACTTTTGTTTGGCGTAAGTGGGCCTAGTACAGACTCAGCAACGGCCAGTGTCTGGGCCGAGCTATATGGCATGAGTTCATGCCCAGCAGCCGAGGTTGGCAGAAAAGCAAGTGCCGTTCCAAATCCTCTTTCTTTTTCCATGCCATCGACGTACTTCTTTTCAGCCGGTGTCATGGCTTTGTCGAGAGTTTGCTTATATTCCGTTGATCCTAATTTCGTTTCCAAGACAGGCTGCATAATGGTATCTGTTGATGCTCCAAGTATCAGTCTTGGATTATTTTTTGCTATTTCTGCAACGGTGTTTTTATCAGCATATGTGAGAGCATTTTTGAATATTTCATACTGATTTAACCCGCCAACTGTCGGAACGTCTTTAAGGGATGCTCCGGGTTTTGCAAGGTCTTTTGCAATGCTGTTTAATTGGATAAGACCCTGTACAGTGGGCTGTACTTGATACCCGTTTTCGTATCCCTCTCCCATCAATTCCATATATGGTTTTTTAGATAACCAATCAGCATATCCCCATGGATCTTCTGTTTTATCTGGAATTTGTGCTTTGGTGAGTGGTTTCAAGGTGAACATTCCAGAATCGGCTGCTCTCATGTCTGGAACTTGGAAAACAGTTCCGATTTCGGTCAATATATTGTCTACCCACCCGGTCGATGGTTTTGTGTAGGTGCCGACATCTAAAGTGGCTGCTCTATTTAAAATATCCGTACCAAGATCACCAATTTCGTTATCACTGAGTCCTAAATATGCGGTTTTTCGGTACGACCATTCGTTGACTGGGACTGATTGCCCGGTGCTGTCTTTTACAGTTTTGTACGGTTCCACGGTAAACAAGCCACTGTCGGACATAGCTGCATTGGGTACGGAACTTTGCATTCCGATTTTGACTTTGCCATCGTTTGATGCATATATTCCCATTTTACCGCTAGCCAAAGAATCGGCAATCTGTTTATCTAGATATCCAGTGGATTTCAGTGCTTGGTATATAGTCGGGTCCAGGTGTACTACTCTACCCTCGACAGAACCCTTCACAGCAACTGCTCCGGCTGGCTTTGACACAGATGTTGGGGCAGGTGTAGATGCAACTGGAGCTGGTTTGGTGTACTCCGAATAGCCTCCTTTAGCAAATTCGGACTTCGTAAGCTTTGATCCGGGTACAATATTTCCAGAGGGTGTTACATATGTCTTGTTGATGTCCAATTCTGAACCCGTTTTGCTGGAAACTGTGGTGGTATTTGTAGTTGCAGCCTTTGGCTTGGCTTCGGCAGTTGCCCCTGTTCCAAACAGCTTTTTTACGGCATCATTATAAATACCCGAGAGACTCTTGCTAAGCCCAGAGAATATTCCGGTATCCACTTCTTTGGTCTCTGATCTGGCCCCGGCACCGCCGCCGACCTTTGCGGCAGCAGTTGACGGCGTAGCCCCAACGCTCTGCTTGGTGGTGGCTGATACGGTTTTCGTTTCCGGTGCAGCCGTAGCAGGTTTGGCAGCATATTTTCCAATTCCTCGTCTGGCATCCTCTGCATCATCTCCAGTGGTTACTTTGCTCCAATCTTCAACCTGAATTGATGGCAGGAGGTCTTGCCGTATTGATGCTAATTTGGTATAATCAACAACCCCGCCTTTAGTATATGGTTTCAAGGCATCATTGATAGCACCCATGCGCTCGGCAACCGTGGCTGCTGGTGCTTTATCGGGATACAGTTGAGAATATATTGCGCTTGCGACAGAACTTGCCGATTGCCCAGGCGATATTTTTATAGCGTTGAGCTTGGTTGCTGTTTGAACAGCATTATCAGCCACGACCTTGTTTCCAGTCAGCATCTGCTTAATATTGTCGGATATATTCAATTTGGCACGTTGCGCGGCCTGGTCAGCGGCATTTCCTATTTCTAAAATCTTGCTTACACTTTTATCCGAAACAGATTTTAGATCAGTCGCCGTTTTTACAGTATTTGCTTTGTTAAATTCGTTGTTGGCTACCCTTAGCAAATTATTCAGTGCTGTATTTGAAAGTGTATATAGAGCTGCTTTCTCAGTATCTATTTTCTTAACGGCGGTCTGGGTTGCCTGGTCTGCCACCTTATTAACGGCGTTCAGAATAGTATTGGTCGTCTGTTTAAGGCTATCAGTGTTACCGGTTTTGAGAGAATTTTTTAATGCAGCCTCGACTTTACTGCTCACATCAATCGATGTTGGAGCCTTGGTTGCAGATGTCAGAGCCTGATTAAACCTGTTGGTATTTTCCAATAGGCTATTGGCGACGGCAGCTACCTTCGCGGCGGGTGCCGTTTCTATTTCATCAAGTGGGACAGGCTTGACATTTATGGAAGGAGGTGTCACCAGTTCTGTCGCTTGTTTCATAGCTTCTGATATAGCCAGCGTTTCCTGGAGCGAATATCTTGTTGGTGTAAGCGGGGTGTAGGTTATGGTTTTTACTGGAGCGGGGGTCGATAATTTATCTACCACCCCTTGAACACCTCCTTTAAGTGTGCCTCCAACTACGCCCACCTTGGAACCCAATCCTGCCGCGGGTGCTGGAGCTGACAATGGCTTCAGTCCCACGTTTCGGGAGGCCAGCGTCTCGGGTGATATAGGTACATTTACGCCGCTTGTTAGTGACGCCTGTATTGCTTGTGCTGGGGTCACAGTCGTTGTTTTGGGATAAAACTCTAATCGAATTTCTTTTTCGTATGACGGCTGCGACGCAGGTGTAGATTTTATAAACTCGGTTATTGATGGCGCGGGAGCTGGGGCTGCTTTTGCCTGCGTTACAGGGGCCATCATTTTTTCCAACGTACTCAGTTTTGCAGCAGCCGATGACGAGGAGCTGCTGGACTTGGCCGGTGTTGTGGTAGTCTTTCCGCTGCTCCCGCCAAGGCTCACGGTGGCGGGTTTTGATGAAGAACCTAGTTTAACTGCCATTACTGTCACGACCGCTCCGGGGTGTAGGGGTAGCGGAAGCCTCGGCCTTTATGCCGAGGAGGAGCGTGCCCCACCCATTACTTTCGCTGTGCTTTGCATACATATTTAACATGTCAAATCCATCTCCTGTATTGTACTTGGGCATCTCAGGCACCCACCGGGTAAACCGCTCGATGCCGATCCTGTACGGCTCTGCCAGACTCTTGCCCGAAAGGGAACGGCTGAAACACGATTTGAGGCCGTCTCTGGCAGATCTGAGGCCAACGTTCCAGCAAGACTGGAACCTCTGCGATTCGTCGGCGCATGTAGGCTGGCCTGGAGGTCCGGGCAGATCTCTCTGCTCAGGGCTGCTGAAAGCTCCGGTCTTCGGGCCGGAGTAGCTTACGACCTGCCTTTTCTACGGCTTTCTTGAACATCTTATCGATGTTTTGTTGGGCTTCTTTAGCTTTTTTCTCCAATTCTTCTTTACTTATCATGCAGACCACAACTATATCATGGAATGCTCAAGGATTTATATGTTGGGTGCAAAAAGGTTGTCCATGCAAATTAGAGTAAGCTGCGGATTGATAACCGAACTTGATTCGCCGTTGTTAAAGATTCCGGGAGGTGACGAACATGGCAGAGGAAGAAATAGCACTGAATCTGACCCAATCGATGGGTCTGTTAGAAATTGAAAATCCAATTGATGCCAAAGCTCGTCAGTGGTTGGTTAGGATACAGACAAATTTTTGGCAGTTTGATGCTGCTGTCCGAACCAGGGTTACTTGGTTTAATGACCAGCATTACAACCCATTAAAGGTATATGAAGGCATTCTGCCGCATTACGAAGCCATGAGAGCAGACCTAGAAGAGTTCAAAAAATATCTAGACGTCAATGGATTTCCTGTGAATTCGGCATATTACAAATATTACGATGCCTATATGAAATACTATGATGCATACACTGATGTGGCGAAACCTCCGGCTCTTGTACAGGAGGAACTAGACAAAGGCAAGATTGTGGGGATATGTACCAGGGTTGATGATGGAGACACTATTTTCATAGGTGACAAAGAAATCAGGCTTGCTGGAATTGATTCTGCTGAAAAAGGAACATATACCGGGTCCGGGCCTGCAACTGCGCGAATGAAAGAACTGGTTCTGGGGAAGGTAATTACGGTATATTTTGATCCCCATTCGCCTATGGAAATGTATCGCCGGGTTCTGGGCGCGGTATATCTTGGAGATGGAAACGAGGAGGAGTTGTACAAACGAGACGATTGGAAAAAAATATTTGTCAACTATATAATGGTTGATGAGTGCTTGTCTAGCCCCAACAACAAAGGGCGAAATATGTACATAGATCACGACGAACTTAAAGCAGCATACGAAAAATGCAAGATTGCCGAACTCCCGAACTTGGTTCGTGTAGAGTTCAAATCCAAGCCCACCCACGCGATGATCTTTGTGGATGGCCAGGATACTCATCGTATAACTCCTGATCACTGGGATGTATTGCCAGGGAAACACGACATAGCCCTGGTTGCAGATGGATGTAGCTCTCATCACGAAACCATCAACGTTACCAGAGGCAAGAACGAGATTTATCGGGTATTGCCGCCAATTCCAACAGCAACTGGGAATATCAACATCTTTACAACTCCCCAAGATTGCGATATCATAATAAATGATATGCCGCAGGGTGTTGCCCCAATAATCGGATTGAAAGAAATAGCAAATGAGCTGATAACAGTGACCGCTGTTAAGGAAGGTTATCAGTCCAGGACAGAACAAATAATCCCAATTGCTGGAAGAACTTTGACGATAACGTTTGATCCACTTGAAAAAATCTAGGTCAGTTACCCGCCCCCTGAAGGAGAGGGGTCCCCTTGCGCCTACGATATGGCAAGAGGAAGAACCAGATCTTTACCATCTCCTTTTATTACTTTTATCATTTTTCCAAGTTCTGTAAAATCCATTCCAGAATCATTTATTATAAGAAGGCCACCCTTCCCAATTATGACATTTTCCGATAATGAATATACTGTTACTTTACGATTTGTATCGTTTTTGGATTGCTTCTTAGCCAGAAATCCATCGGCAACCATCCGGTCCAGGTGTTTTTTGAAAGCATTAATCTTCCGATGTCGATCTGCATCGGACTCGATGCCGTATATCTCCTGTACCAGCTCAGTCAGGGACCGGGGTTCACCCCTTTCAAGTATTTCTATGGCCTTTACATCAGCCTCATTCAGAATCCAGTTTCTGCTCAATCACTTCCACCCCCGTACCAATCACGCGGACGCGAACACCCGATAGTCGCAATGCTATCGCATAAGCGCACATCGGGTGGCCGTTGTCACTAAGTATCTGGCAAAGAGAACGTGCTAGTTGAGCTGCATATGGGCTATATCCGCCCGGATTGTCGAGCATGCATAACATCGCCCGACGTCTTTTTGGCATGTTGTTGACTTCTATGTCCAGCTCAACATCGATCATAGTCATCCAAACATGTCATGGGTTGGGACCATATTTGATATTTGGTCCATGTATGCCTGTTTTCCATCGTTGGCCATTTCTTCATACTTTTTCTGAACTGTCTTTATATTATCATCATACCCAAAATTCATTTTATATTTCTCAATCTGCAAGGTCCATACATATTCTGCCCCATCCTTCTCGGAGTTGTGCATGACGATAAATCCAGTTGCCGGGATGAAGAAATTTATATGATCACAGTCTACTCTATAACACCCTCTCGTTCCGAACAGAAACTTTAACAGTTTGGACGATATACAATTATCATAATACCATACAGTCCACTGTTTATTGGCAGGTGGTTCACCAAACAATATTCTTCGTATTCTACTCATTTTTCAACGCCTCCCTTGCTTCTTCTATTGAAGCATGCTCTCCTCTATAGAGAGATGCTGCAATCTTCATTTTATTCTTTTGGGGCAACCCATCCAGACGAGGATCTGCCATTACTTTTGAACTAAACTCGATCCAAGCGTTTTTCTTGCCAGGTTTTTCTTCTTCGGCGATTGCGGAGGTGCCCTGTACTTTGTCATAGCCAGCACTGAGGAAGTTTTCATCTATTACGCTCATGGTTCTGGTAACCAGTTTTTTTACTTCTTCTTCGCATTCCGAGGAGCCGTGCTTGCACAGTGCTCGAACAAACTCGCCATGCGAGGCTACTATATCTGCATCGCCTTTGCAGATATCACATTGATTTGTGGCTTCTTCTATTCTGATCTTATCCACGAATTCATCTATGTTGCCGGTTTCTATCAATTTCAGAGCATCTATATAAGTCCCAGCTGATCTTATAAATGCCTCCTCAACATCTGCCGGTACGTTTCGGGTTTTCTGATATGAAATAGATCCATCGTTTGGTTTTGGCTTGCTTTTCTCAGTTGATGTTGCAGATGGTGTCGACGGTGTTGCTTCACCCCAGGGGGCCCTATGGTAATGTTTCAAATATGCCCCCGACACATAAAAGGCGCAGCCGCACATTTGATCAGGCGGTTCCTTTGCTGGGTCATTTATTCTTTTCAGCGCATCCTCACAGGGGCATTGCTCTGCATGTCCGCAAGGGCATCTCCCATCATTCTCGGCCAAAAGCTGCTCCCATTCTTGAGGAGACGTTCTTCCGTGAATAAAAATGCCGTTATTGTTAGCGAAGTCAATCAGGTCTTTGGCCGTGCTCATATCTGGGACCCCGACTGAATCCTATAGAATTTTACGATCTTGGCTACATCTTCCGGCAATGTTTTTCCGGCACTTTCCATTTCGTCCGCCCATTTAAGAATTGCTTCGGTATTAGCTGCGTTGTGTGTCTTGGCAAAGTCTATCTGAGCCTGTATAAAGGCAGACGGATTGCTAGATGATTTTATTGCCATATATATTATTTCTGAGCCTTTCTTTATGGACTTAACGTCCTTGGCTATTTCCTCCATTTCCTTGCGGCATGCATTGCGCTCCGTTTCGTTGGGAACAAATTCACAGGCTCCCCTGGCAGAGTTCCAGGCAGTCATGATCTCTGGTACTAGGCACTGCACGCAAGGCTTGTCCTTGGCTTGTTCAGGCGTATCAGCTACATGTGGGTCTACGTTGTCTGTCATACTACCACCTTTATCTTTTTATATAATAATTCTTCCTAAGAGGCGGCAATGTCTCCGGCTCAACAAGGATTGCATTGCCATTGTTGATCGCGCTTATGAGATTAGCCAGTACAGAATCCGGAAACACCACTAATTCCACTTCACCTCTAGATATCAAATCTAACAGCTCTGCAACGATGGCCTCTTGCCGAACGTTTCCTGGCAGTTCCTGCGGTGCTTCTCCATCCCTGATAATACGATCTGCAATCAGGTGATACCTTGCAGACCAAGCCGCCGCGAAGTCGCCAGTTGCTATTAGCATATCATCCACGACTCCATCATCATGAAAAAATCGTCGGTGATTTGGCCCTTCCTTGCTCATTATGTCCATCATCTGGTGGACGTGTGGAAACTTTCGTCCGATCAATATATCATCGATGTTATAATGGATTTCATGCTGTGGCATCTGAACTCTCCATCTGCTTTTGTAGTTTAAGTAGTTGCTCTGTGGTAAACTGAACGCAAAATGAAACGTATGCCCATTCTCCGTCTTTTTTGCTTATCTTGAACTTGGCTGCAAACTCCGAAGCCTTGAAAATATCATCCAAGTTCTCAACCGGAGCACCACCTCTCAACATCACCGTATCTGATCGGCGATCTACTTTCTTCCACATTACACGTAAATTGGTAACAAATGATTTATATACTTTTTCATACGTGTAGAATAATATGCCGAGAAAACCAGGAAGACCATCATCTGACGAGATTTCAACGGAATCCGTAAGGCAGGCAAATGACGCATCAAAGATTGAGGTACAGACCGAAGACAATGAAACAGCAAGATTGCTGAAAGAAGCAAATGCTATTTTGACACAATCTGCTAAAACTGATCTGCTGAAAGCAGCAGCAACCAATGCAAAGAAGGCTGCTTTAGAAGCAAAAAGAGAAGCGGAAGAAGAATATGCCTCCGTGCGAGGCAAACCATCTGCAACAACAAGCTCTGGATTCAGATCACTGCCAGAAGGATTTACTGCGGCTGATGTCCGTGAAATTGCAAGTGCACTGCCAGAAGAACAACGCGAGATGTTTATTAGGCAAGCACTAGGAATGCCAACCGGCAATGGGTTGATGAATGCATTTATGCAGAGGACTCCAACTGCACCGCCTACACCAACCGCGCAAACCCAAACACCTCCATCAATGTCATTCCCGGACATGCTGCAAGGTATGATGGGATTGATGACGATGAGCATGCAGCTGGAGCAGAAAAAAGCTGAAGAATGGCGACAGCAGCAGATGTATCTTGAAGAGCAGCATCGTCGTCGCGTTGAGGAGCTCCGGGAAGCCCGTGGGGAGATTATAGATAGAGGACCTGACCCAGCAGCAGAGGCATATAAACTCCAGATAGAATTGCTGAGAGAAGAATTAAAGACCAATCGTGAACTGCTTAAGGAAGCAATGACAAAACGAGAAGGTGGAGATTCATCTCTCGCGTTGCAGCAACAGATACTTGAACTCACCCAAAAGAACCTCGATATCCAAAACCAAGCTCAGGAAGCCAAACTCAGGTCAATGGAATCTCAACTGCAACAAACCAGTCGTTTCAATATGAATATTAATGACATTATTAAGCAGGCTCATGAAGCCGGAGCAAATCTCAGGGTTGGAGATGCTACGGATCTTCAACTGGCGAATGATCACGAATATAGGATGAAACAGCTGGAGTTAGCCAATGAGCGAGATGAAAAGATTGCAATGGCAAAAGTTGAGGAGTTGAAAGCAAAACAAATGCAGGCACAGTCACAACAGGAGCTTATAAAGACGATAGCCGTAGCAGTTGGTCAGCAGTTATTAGCCAAGCACGAACCAAAAGAGATAAAAGATTCTAGCGATAATGTGAAACGGTTAGTGGGGGCCGTCCAATGAGTCTAAGCGAATTAGATCAGATTATTGCGGTTCATCTTGGGGCTATCGAAAAGTTCCCGAACGAAACGGAGATAAAAGCCGCTTTCCAACAATCGATGGTCATGGGTTCTGACAATACGGTAAAATTTATAAAATCCATGAACATCTGGGAAGTTGCGAAGCCAGTGCTTCAAAATGCTATCAGTGACATCCCAACGAGCGCAAATCCTGAAATAGCTGGACGGATATTTAACGTAATGGAAAAGATTTACCCAAAATTCATCGTTTCCATTGCAACGTCCCAGAAAAAGACGACGCATGCTGGTGAGATCATATCAAAGTTGATTAAGGAGATACGAGATGGCACTGAAAATTAGAAAAATATCGGATGAGAAATATGGGTTGGTTGATCGCCCGTTTCGGGTTTATGAAGTACCCGAAGGAATTGGCCTTGATGAATATGCACTAGAGGATTACAGGCAACCTATTTCCTTTGACGGTAACAAGGTTCCCCTCACATATCTGCAACTGGCAAAAAATCCAGCCACTCGGAAATTCGTGCCGTTTGAAATTCTCTATGACGCCGAGGCATATACAGATGAGGATATATTGGCAATCCCTACCCTTGGGCAAGTGGGCCAGACATGCTCATATTGCCAGGCCAGGAACGCAGGGGAAGAACTAATCAGCAAATTGCCCGCTATTCAGGAGTATCAACGACCAGTTGGAACCCCAAAGAAATTAGATTTGGGTGATGTGATCACGCCAAGCGTGATTCCTACTGCGGTTGACGTGTTCGCAAAAATATTTTGCCAGCCATTGGGGGAAGCACTCCTGAAAATTGGGGTTTCTGGGTTATCCTCGATAGCGGCTGGCTGGGCAGCAGAAGGCGGTACTCAGGAGGCATGGAGAAAAATCTCCGAGGATGTTGTCAGTGAATATAAGGTCTGTCCGACGGATATTCCTGCGTTTCAGCAAAACGTCCTGGCAATAAAAGAAGCACTTGATAAAGACAAGAAAAATATCATAGGTGCCTTGGCGACGGGCACTATAAAGAACTTTGGACAACTCGCAAAGGAGCATGGATTCGAGGTGTCGGGTGCTGCAAATGCCCATTTCGCAGGACGAGCCTCAGTTGCTGTTGCTCCTATGCAACGTGGAGGAGGTCGAGCAATCGATTAGATTCGCATGGATCAGACAACTTTGAATCGGGTAACAAATATACTGCGGAGCCGAAACATAACCGCATCAGATATCAGAGCAGCTAATGAAACAATTGCTGCAAATGGTCTCCGAATCAGTGAATTACAAACTGCTCTGTACTTCGCGAATAACGGAGACCTTCAGCAAGCTCGGGTTATGGCTGGGAGGGCAGCAGATGTATTAAACAGATTGCATCGTTGACTATTCCAAGGCCAACTTCATTCGTTGTTTGGGCATGCTGGGGTTGGCCTTCAACCAGGCTTCAACCATCGTTCGCAGTTCCTCGCTCATTTTCTTTTTCTTTGCGATACATCGCGTATGAAATTCCATACCGGAATCGTCTGGTATTTCGAAAGTTATTCGCATATTCAGCAATTGGGCTTTTAGAATATATGCTTTTCGGAAAATGACAAAAAACACTTATATATAAAAAAAATGTTTTATTTATCGGCCAATCGGCCAGGATGAAAAACATGGTTAAAGGCTTTGGAAGAATGACTTTGAATTTTAAGTATCCATTCTCAGTAGTGGGTACTACAGCCGGAGCATCCATCCAGTGTGGGGATGACCCTGCATATGTTTGGGAGCACGGCCTGGAAAGATATAGCAAGCCCTGGGAAGTAGCACCCGACATGGTAGCCGAACTTGAAGGTATTGAGGTTGTCGGCGGAGTGGACGCATTCGGAAGGCGCGTACCAATTAAGCGAATAGTACCAGTGATTGCCGGAAACGATATCGGGGAGAACATATCTATAAATGAGCACATGGCTCCTGCCCTGAGAGACGGGCCAAACGATCCCAGCTATCCATTCAGAGACCGTCTGGCATGCATAAACTTCGGCAAGGCCTTGCTTATGGGCGGCGGCGCAAACACGACTTCGATCAAATTGAGTCCTTCTGACACGCTCAATTTCAAAATCGAGTTTCCAACCGTCGCGCATGGCGGAGATGCAGTAATAAATTCTGACATCGAAATCAAGGCTCACCTGGCATTCGCGAAGGGCGAAGATCAGATGCTGAATGCTCTGAGATCATCCCCAGTTGCCGAAGTCGCGACAGCTGCGGCCAACAATCAGATCAGGCAGTACGAAGTCCTTGGCGACCTGGAAATCTCTGATGTTATTACCCCGCAGGTAATAGATAAGTCCGTTCCTGCAACCATGGATTGGTGGTCCAGTCTGAACATGGGCCTGAATGCAGACGATCCCCAGATAAAGAGGATTATTACCTACACCAAGAATAACCAGGCAACAACCCCCAATCAGGAGATGGAACTGGTTAGAGATGGTCAGTATGTGCAGGTTCCATTCCAGAACTTCCGCTGGGTAGCAACCGACAAGAAGTTTTATCGGTTCACGCATGTAGGAGTTATCCCCCATGCCAACATGTTCCAGGTCAAGTTTGACAATGGAAACAGCAGATTCCCCATGATCTTCAACTGCGAGCCCAATGACAATCCCTTTGTCATGCCGCAGCAGAGCCTGGTGGCCGATATCAGACGCGGTGGGCCTACTGAGCTACCAAGAGCATACACCCTGATGAAGGGCATAGGATCTGTGAAGGTAACCGATAACGGGGTATCAATCCCTGCATGGGCTGCCGGTGTCAGAGGCTTCGAAATTGCCCTTTGGGGATATGAGTACACTTTGCAGTAGGTGATATGAAATGTTCGCATTATTTCCAATAAATTCCGTTGGACTGACAACGGTACAAGGTATTCCCGCATACTGGGTAAGACTCCCTCCTGGATCTAAGCCCATTCGGGATATATATACGGGTGCCACCCCAGCGGCCACGGATGGAAAAGGGGTCGTTATGATGGCCCTCGGGGTTCAGGAATCACTCGTAATCGACGACTGTGAAGATGCATGGGATGAGGACGTTCCCGCAAATTATACGGTGTCCCTGGATGCCACCGATAAGATGGTGGGAACCTCCTCCGTAAAGGTGGATATTACCGCCGCCGGCGCAGCTGGCACCATCCTATGTGAGGTAGTTGCACCAGGCACAGCATTGCCAAAATTCACCCATCTGGAATTTTGGATCAAATGTTCCGTGCCTACTACTGCTGGAGATCTCCAGATTCTGCTGGACGATACCGCCAAGTGCGCCTCCCCGCTGGAAACTCTCAACGTGCCTGCCCTGGTAGCAAATACCTGGACTCATGTCAGAGTTGCACTTGCCACCCCACAGCTTGATTCCGCCATCATTTCGTTGGGCCTCAAGTACAACGTGGATATTGGCGCATGCACAATTCATCTGGATGATTTCAGGGCTGTTCGTTTAGCAACCAAGGCCATACCTCTCCAGGTGTCCCAGTTCGTCCAGGACGATGTATATCTGGCACTGTCCGAGGCTGTAGATACGGCATATAACCAAAATGCTGTCTTGCTGGTATATTATACCAGCCCGGATGAAGATCCGACTTGCAGCAATTAGAGGGAATATATTCCCTCTTTATTTTTTTATAAAATTGAATAATGTTGCTCTAATGTCTCTTGTAAGGCTATCCACATCCAGATTGCCGTTCATCTTTGGCGGAAACACAATCAGCACCCCATGATCTAGAAGTTGCAGATCATCACCGGCCTTTACATTATGTTGCTTGGTCCACGCAGCTGGCAAAGTTATCCTTTTCGACCCACCACTTGGGATCGCCTTCACAGTTCTGAACATTGGCATAATAATACCACTATGTTCCTATTATATAACATTGTTGAACAAGGCTATTAAATAAAAATAATCCGATTGAACATTGTACTACTTTATCCCTCACTTATTTTTATATTAATCCATTGAAAGTGCTTGTTATGACAGCATTCGCAAACTTGGCTTACGCCAGGTATCCAACGGAGGTACTGCCTGAAGTATTCAGGATAAACGTACCTGTCGATAGTATGGAAGTTGCACGATACGAAAACTTTGGAAAGAGACTGATCGAAATTCGGAACATGGTATCCACAAGACCGGCTGCAAACCCAGTGGAGACTCTTGTGGCTACTGACAAGTCTGACGAAGCTTTGAGATTATATTCAGCCGCTCAGGGTGGAGTTTGGAACGAGGACGCTCCTGCAATCTCCAATAAAACACGGGCTTCAACATATGCTTACATTCGCCAGCGAAGCATCGGAGGCGCAGAGGCTAATATCATTACCCGCTATCACGTTGTTGCCAGAAATTACAACATGCTAGACCTCTATCGTTGGGGTGTCAAAGACCCAGAGACTGCTCTGAATCTCATAGAAAGTAGACTGGACGACGACGCCAGAACGAGAATCCTGGAAAAAGCCAACCTTGTTGAAAGGGCCTTAATAGGCAATCTTCCTATCCACCAGGATCTTTTGAATCCATCTATCGAAGAGCAGTTCGAGGATGTCAAAGAGATATCTCGGCAAATTCCCGGACTTGCCGCAAATGGCGGATCGCATGTTCTATCCGGGTCCTGGATACGGGTTCCTCCTGGGTACGTAGCAGTTATCCTCGGTGTGGGGGTTGACGCGGCCCAGGTTAGAAACAACCTTGGTGCAGGTGCGCTTGATCCTTATGACGCCTGTCACATATTCATCAGCAGGGACGACTTGATTAACTATGTCAGAATGGATGCCGCCGCGATGCCATCTGGAGTTGCAGGGTCACCAGATATTGATATGCGGATGTACATCCCAGCCTGCCAGAAGTTCCAAATAGAAATCAGAAACAACCACGCCGTCAACGCGATCGCAGCAAATCTTCGGCTACGTGTTCGATATGGCCTGCGAAAAATGAGCATCATAGATCACCAGAAATGGGGCATCCCGTATGCAACAGATGTTGAGCAAGCCGCTGCCAACGCGCTGATCGAAAAACATCAACTTAATGATCTGATCTACATCGGCGAGATGTAAGGAGGAATCCATGCTTCAATATAGGCATGTACCATTTGCAATATTTCGTCAAGTATGCGGTGGGGTAGGTGAAGCGGGCCTCCGTCGATACGACATAATGAAAGGCGAGGATGGGTTAGCCGGCCTGGGAGTGCCTGCTAAAGCCATCACCATCATAAACCATGGACCTGGAATCCTGTATTACCAGTTATCCTCGAACGGAAGAGATGTATCCGTGGTTGATGGGATCGACTCGGGTCAGGGTAAAGCTTATCCACCTGATGAGGCGGCATATACCGCAATAGTCAGTGTTTATTCTGACAACGCTGCAACCTCTTTCTCGATCATGGCTTCACCTGGCGTATGGACCGAAGAGGAATTTATTGAGCTGATGGAGGCATGAAATGCCAACCATAATTCAGACAACCATCAGGGCCGACATAGACAGTATGTTCCTGAGCAGAGACGCCGGTGGAACTCTATTCGTAGATAAAGAATTCGCAGGAGCTACCGATGACAATGATGGACTCTCGGCAACTTCCCCCAAACTAACCATAACGGGAGCCATAGCAGCAGCTGGATCTGGGTGGCGCATCAGAGTGGCACCTGGAAGCTATATTGAAAACATTGTAGTTCCAACTGGGTATGAAGGTCTGATAATTGAAGGCCGAGACAGACTCGGGGCCAATCGAACGACTCTTAGCCCCGCTTCCGGTATTCCAGTCGAAATAAATTCCAACAATGTTGAAATATACAACATGGAGATCATTGCCGGCCTCCCAGCCCCCGGCGACACTCATAACACCGCGCTCTATCTTACAGGCCTAAACCATAAGATTCATGACCTGTCAATCATCGGAAATAGCGCCAATTGCTGGGGCATTTGGATTGATGATGCCGATTTCGCAGACATACATGACTGTTACATAGACGGCAGCTATAATGAAAACGGTATCGGCATATTCGTAGGAAACGACTCGATAACCTGCAAAATTTATAAAAACCACATAACTAAGTGGGGTAGCGGAGCAGGTGACGGCGGCATTAAAAACGGATACGGTATAGGGCGGCATATAAATGCCCAAAGAACATTGATTATGGAAAACGATATTCTTGACAACTTCGTCGGGATTTACTACTATCCGCCAACTGGCGAAACCGATATTGAAGGCGACTCCATAGTTCACAATAACTTTGCGGAGAACTCATCATACGACATCTACGACACCCATGATTATCCCAAATCTGCAATCAACATTGATAGCAACTTTTATGGGTATTCTACGGGAGGGCTTCTCTGGTACGCCGATAACAATGGAGATAATGTTGCCGATTCGATCATATTTTGCGGGACTAACCGAGATAGGCATCCCCTGGCTGGGCCGCATATATGGCGCGGAGTCGTTGGCGGTTTGCCGAGGTTCGGAGGGTTAATATGAAGAAATTTAAAAACACCGAAAAGGGCAAACCAGGTGAAACTCTGGGTATTTTGAATACCGTTCCAGTGCCAATTAAGATAGAGGAGGAGATTGATGATGATAACGGGAATTGAACCCTTCAACGTTCTCCCCAGCAAGATTACGGCCAATGATAGCTTCTACAATGACTCTGGGCTTTGGGATGACCCAGAACTACATGGAACCGGTTTTAATCGGTTTGCGGGTTATATGCAAGCCATCCACAACATCGGCGGAGGAACCGGATTGTCATACCTCCAGGCAACCCAGAGATTCGGTGCCCAGATGACATTCGAGGTTGCAATGAGCTTGCCTTCTTTCGATCCAGCAAGCAACGATCAAATATCTGGTATCCGACTCTGGGTAAATGATAACAACTGGTTCATACTGGGGGCCGAGATCAACGCTGGAAACCAGTCCGCAGCCATGCTTAGATACAAGATTGCGGGAACTGAAAATGTAGCCCATTTTCCGACCCATGCTGAAGATGCAGTTCGTAGCAATCTGGACACACTACGTCGAAAATACAGAATCGATGTACTAAGCGATCACTTGGTTATATATGTCAACGGAATCAAGAGGTTCGACATAAAAACAGATGCGTCCGTGCCCATGCTGAACTACTATTTCGAATTGGTAGCCGGCACGACCGACAATACCAAGGCATTCGAAGTACATTTCCGAGACGTGGTGTTCAGGAACGAAATCATTTCGCCGGATAGTTACCCTGCCAGAATAAGCGGGTCAATTACGCTAAACAACACGACCCCCGTCGAAATGATTTTTGAGGATAAAATATCTGGAGACGTATATGAAGTAGTACTGCGAGCCGACTTGGACGAGGCTTATATGCCTGCGGCACATCGACTAGATTCCCCAGACTCATATACGAACATTACAGCAGAATGTAACGATCTGACAACTGGAATGGCCGTTTTGTTACCGGGCATTCCGGCATCAGGCGACGCAGTGATATTTGGCGCGCCAGAGAAATTTGACCACATCGATGTCTATATGGATGGAGGAGCCTCCAATATAGACAATGAATTCAATGTGCTATATTGGAACGGTACAATCTGGGCAGCGCTTGCGGTCACTGATGGTACAAATGGGGGGATTGCTGGAAGAACATTTTATGAAAATGGCAGGATATCGTTTGTACCGCCAGCTGATTGGGCCCAGGTTGCTGTAAATGGGGTCACCTGTTATTACGTATCGGTCAGGGTGACAACTGCCGGGGCCAGCGTCCCAGTAGCCACACATATCCAACTAGGATTAGTTAATCACAGTGGGTTTGATCATGCTGCGGCTTTCTTAAGCACATTGGAAATAAAAATGTTTAAAGGATTTACTGGCATTGGCTATACCCGATTTTATATGGATGCAATGTCATACCGGCAATGTGTTGGTGAGCGTAATCCTGAAATCAATGGGTGGAGGTGTGACGGGAATGCGAAAGTAACATTCCAGTTATCGAAAAACCCGACAAAACCAGTCGTTGTTCCGTATTACGCTTTTACCAGGAGGCTATGATGGGTGTAGTTTCTTCAAGAAGCGCTGGAAAAGTAGACAAATTGTCTACTCGACGAATTGATGAAACCCTTTATATCGGCAATGTTAGTGGGCTGGTTAATAACCAGACCATTAATATTCATCCGATAACACTCTTGGAAAAAAACCCGGCCCAACTCATGGCAACAATAATGTCTGATCCAGTCGGCCAGATGATTGGCAAATGGGTTGAAAAAGAAGTTGGTGCAAAGGGGCTTCAAATCTGGTCCAAGCTAAGCGGCATAACCTCTTCGATAAGTAGCCGGGATATTACACTGTTCGAAAGTTCAAAGGATTTTCGAAAAATACGGGATCTAGGGGTGATGACACTGCCAGCCCAGATTACCAACGAGGATACTAAAATAGCAGTCACCGGGTTGGGAACACAATCCATAAATCTTGTTTCCAATATCAAGTTTGGTGATGGGCTATATGCAGGATATGCATTATATCCTCCCTCTGGAAAACATATCTACATTTCACCAGAAGGACGAATATGCCTATTCATGGCATTTGATTATGGCGGACTACATAATCCAGTTGAGTTGTTCATATATTCCGATGACGGCGGAAAAACATGGACTTGGCAGCGTATCGATTCGTCCAATGATCATTTCCAAGATCAGGGATCGTTCTGTGCTGATTATTATGGCAATATACATTTCGTATGGAGAGAAGCCATCACAGCCGATGACAAAAGAATCAAATATCGAAAATGGAATGCCAAAACACAAAGTTTTGGTAACGTAATTACGGTCAGCAGCGCGACCGGGGTTATAGCCATTTGTCCAACGGTTCAGCCGACTCCGATTGGAAACACGGTAGAAATATTATGGGCAAGCGAAGGATATGCAAACGATCCAAATTATTACCAGCTACTGATCAGGGAAGTCAAAGCCGACGAGACATTGGGAACACTTTATCAACTGACTTCTGATGGCGCACTGACTCATCGATATCTTTATTATACATTTGACTACGATTCCCAAGGTTACCGGCACATAGTTGCAATCGCCAAAAATCACACCACTAACCCAGACCCAGGAAATATATGGTATATTCGGCAAGCTCCTAGTGGATGGCAGCCAAAGGTGCAGATAAATACCGAAGCAGGAGACGCAAATCTGGCGCACTACGTGTCGAATTTGGTAATCAATAGGCACGATGATATATATATCGCATATGATATAGGAACATTTGACGTAACTGCTAAAAATCCTTTATACATTAAACGAATAAGAGATGGAATTATCAGTTCTAGGGTATTGGTTGAGGCTGGCAATCCAGGAGCCGGGGGAACCGTTCCTCTAATTCAAGTTGATAGCATCGACCGGATATGCGTCGTATATGCCAGCAATACAGCTCCAGATTCGTATTCGATACGAACAGTAAGTAGAATGTTGACCGAAATAAGTAGCCGGCAGATCATACACATTCTTGCAGCTGATCAAGAAATGTCATATATTCAGATACCGTGGAGCATCCCTCCTAATATTCAAGGGGTGAACCCAAATGTTCCGATGCAAGGTATGATTATGATGATCGCAAAATATGCAACAGGTATTCCCGGAATAGCAGATGTGCAGATTCATTACAGCGGAAACAGCGTTTTCGGAGCAGCTGCAACCCCTACCAAATTGCTGACCAGATCATATAATATACGAGGCATAGCCAATCGAACAAAATTCAACGCAGGGTTTAACCCGGTGATATGATGGTCATTGATAACGAACGTCGGCTGGCAACACTCAGGGAGATACTAGACAGCATATACCTAGATGCATCACAATCGCATTCCGATGGGACTACGCCATGCGACCTAACCATCATATTTACAGCATTGGCAACTCTTACGGTGAGTTATGAAGATGTAAAAGAGGATGTAGGATCACTAAAAGATGACATTGGGTCACTAAAAAACAGCATAGAAAAAGTACAGACCGAGCTGCATGACCTAGCCACTACAATCAAAGTATGCGATGCTGCTAATCAGGGAAAAAAAGCAGTCTGGATGGCGGTGATCGCCTTTTTTTCAGGTGGCCTAGGATTGGCACTGATCAAATGGGTGTTCGATACATATTTGAAGGTTGCAGTATAAAAAATGATGGAGACGATCTATATGGATAGACCAACAAAAAGAAAAATAGACTGGCGATGGCAGGAACGAATCGGTATTGCAGATAAAAAAACAATGGACGGAGATCAATCTGTCTATTTTAACCGGCTTATGGATCTTGGAGATCCAATTGAAGATTACGATGCTGTTAACAAAAAATACGTAGATAACACATTTGGCGATGGCGAAGTGATAGTTGTAATTGGAACTGTTGAAGATCTTGAGGATATGGATTTCGATCCAGCTGATTTTACGGGATCAGATGCAGATGCTGTGATGGCAGTACATTTGGCCACTTATAACCACACTGATATTCATCCCAGCGACATCATAGCCGGGGACGTCGTAGACGTTACTGGAAAAAATATTAATGATGTCCTCGCATGGAATGGTTTAAAGTGGGTTCCTTCTATCGGTGCTGTAGGTCCTATCGGTCCACCTGGCCCAACCGGTGCAACAGGACCAGCCGGTGCAACAGGACCAGCCGGTGCAACAGGACCAGCCGGTGCAACAGGACCAGCCGGTGCTATAGGTCCTACCGGACCAACTGGCCCAGCCGGTGCAAATGGCATGTCTGACGTGGTTGCCGTATATCAAAAAGAGGGATTGGTTATTGCCAAGTCTATTGATGGTACTACAATCTTTTCCGGCAATGTCGGTATTGATGACCTAGCTGCTCTGCATGCTGCGCGAGATTATTGCCACACGTATTATCCAGATGGTGCGACTATTGCCGTTCTCAATGGTAATTATACCATAACCACATTCGAATTTCTGTATAGCAATCTCACGTTGTACCTGAAGAAAGGTGTCGTTATACAGGGCAATACCACTTTAGCATCTTATCCTGTTCATGTGTACGGATTTTATTCGTACACTGAGAATTATGTCAATCGGTCAATGTTTTGGGCCCAAGATGTATCTAATATTGGCATAGTCGGTGAGGGTGAGATAGATGGCAATGGTGAACATCCCAATTTTAATGTGCCTGATTTACTTGTTCGCCCGTTCATCATCCGTTTTTGCAATGTCAGCAATTTCACTGTTGGTGGTGTCGATGGACATCTACAGTTATATAATGCTGCTATGTGGACAGAGCATTATTTGCATTGCTCAGATGGTCTAATATCCAAGCAAATTATAAATACCAACAAATACGGCCCAGGTACTGGCGATCGCAACGCAAATCTCGATGGCATAGATGTTGATTGCTGTACGAATGTTGTTGTGTCTCATATTAATGCAATCACCGGTGATGATGCCATATGCCTCAAGGCGTCCGGTCCTGCTGATTGCGTTAACATATCAGTTTCTGATTGTGAATTGTCATCCGCTAAAACTGGTTTCAAGCTTGGTACTGAAACCAATGGCGGATTCCAGAATATATCAGTGTCCAATCTCAATATATGGTGGTCCACTACTGGGGTCGGTGTATCAACTGTTGACGGTGGTAATACATTCAATGTTAATATACATGATATCAATATGTATAATGTTGGCACGCCGTTCTATGTCCGACTTGGTATTAGAAATCGATCATATGGGCATGGTTCAACTGTTACTACTGTTTCCAAGATGCGGAACATCAGTATTCATGATATTTCCGTTGTCGGGCAATTAAATCGGTATCATACGTCGTATATTAGTGGATATGACGCTTCAGCAGATGGTAGACTATTTGGAGTGTCCGTATCGAATTTCAAGATAATGGACGCACCCGGCGGGGGAACCGAAGCCGAAGCCTATATCATTCCATTGGAACTTGCAGATTCCAATCCAAATGAATATATGTTTGGGACACTCCCAGCACATGGTCTATATGTTCGACATGTCCATGACTCCAATTTCCACAATCTTGTGTTAAATCGCGTTCTCACTAATGATGATCGACCTGGTTTGGTGATGTCGGACGTAGGAACTTCTACTCTCCGTGGTGTTAATACTCAACGTGGAACTAATAATCCTGGTAGGGTGTACTTATCCGATTGTAGTCGCGTCAGTGTATCAAAGGTATCCGGTTCGTCTGGTTATATGTTTCGTATCACTGGCGTCAACACTAATGACCTTTTACTACTTGGAAATGATTGTTCCGGTAGTTGTACTCTTACAGTACTTGGTGATGAGGTCACCCCTGCTGAAGTACGAGCAGCACATAACCCTGATTAACCAAAAATTAGAATGAGAGCTGATTTATCCAGCTCTCAGGTTACTTTTTCGGTGGCAGGCATTTTAGCTCAAACTCTTCACCCAGCCCAAGGGTGTCCAATATTTCTTCGGCCAGTTCCTCATCAGGGCCCGTTATTGTCAGAGTTGCCTTATATTTGCCCTGACTTCCTTCGTATACGCCCTGACACTTGACCTCAAAAGTTCTTTTTGTTTCGCCTGATGACAGTAACTTCAAAGGCTTGGGGCCGGCAACCATGGTTTTTATCCTCATGATCTATACCCCGAGGTACTTTATCAGATTGGTTTCATGAATTGGGACCCAGTAACTGCCCATCTTTTCAGCTATCGGGAAGGATACCGGATCATTCATCCACTCTGGATCAGCCTTGGTCTTGGATCTGGTTGCGCGGTCACCCTTGAAATAATGCAGTTTGACATGGACGACTCGTTCATTCCTCTTGACGATAACCTTTCTTCTACCAGCTTCCCGGAGGATAATGTCTTTGATACCTCTGTTTGCAGCCTTCAGAGCAGCCTGCCGGGGTGCCCTCCCGGTGTATCGTCCGACATCATTTCCATCCATGCTCATCAATATAAAGTTTCTCTTCTCGACTCCCTCTATAGGCTTCTTTGCCACGGGTGCCTTCTTTACCGGCTGCTTCTTGGCAGCCGCCTTCTTTGCGCTCTTAATTTTTTTCATTTTCAAACCTCGTTCAACCAGTTTTTGATCATCGCCCCATGCTCGGGGGTGATTTTGATATTTGGGCTATCCTCAAAAACCATTGTTCGGTCTTTGGTAACCCGCGCCACGTGGGTATCTGCATCAACTTCTAATGCAATTGATACCTCATATTCGATACCCTCCCTAAAGATTGGCCCCATGCCCATCTTTTTGGGAGTCATTCCTCGCTCCCCATGGACCAGCTCATACTGGGTCTTGGCCCGCGTGGTTAAGATCACATGCATGTTGCAGGCCAGGATTTTTTCGATCAGCTTGGCGTGCAAGGGTGTTATGTCTTTCCAGGCGGTATAGGAGTTGCCGGTCCTGCTCGCAGCTGTGGCAGCAGCGTGCATATCCAGCAATCCGCCTTCAGCAGTCCAGGCATGCGTCAAAGAGTCCAGAATCAAAACCTTCGCGCCAGCTTTTTCAGCCAGGTCTATGGCCTCCAAGTACCTCTTTGGCGAATACGGCGCATCGAGAACGATGGTTTTATATTGCCCTATTTTTATTTTGTCAACCTTTCGGCCAACATACAGCGATCCAGATCGGTGCTCCGTGTCCACGATAAAAATCTTGGACCAGTCTGGTTCTAGACCATATCCTAGCAGGAGAGCTCCCAGTGTCTTGCCAGCCCCAGCCGGAGCAGATATGAGAATCTTGATAAATGCCATCTGACGACTGGCGTCCTCAATCTTCAGCTCACTGGAGACTGGCACTTTTTTAACAGGGGCCGCGACCGGAGGTTTGGTGATTGGAACAGTTGCCGAAGGTTGTTTGGCTGACTCCCCGTTGAGGATGCGTATATAACCCGTCACGTCGGAAATTATTGTCCCGTTGGCAAGAACCTCCACGGTGCCAAATTCCCCGCTCATGACTAAATGCTCAAGGTTCTCTTCGATCACTTCAAGACCACGCTTCTTTCCCCGAAGCTTCATTAGCTTGTAGCATTCCGGAAGAACCTTGCCGGTTTTATCGCATTCTGGCCGGATATCCGGCAATTCTTCCTCTTCAGGGGGGGCCGGCTCGATAGGCGCGTCGGGCGGATCATTGGACTGTGCCTTCTTCGCGCGTTCGGCATCCTCTGCCGCTTTTGTGCCCCTGGGAGCTCTTCTGGGTTCTGTGGCTTCCTTTTCAACCGGCAATTCGGTCTTTTCTGTTTTTGCCGGGCGACCTGGTTTCTTCTTAGGTGGCTCTGGTTCTTCCTTGTTGGCCTCTTCCAAAGCAGCCCTAAGATAGCCGGAAAAGTGTCGGCGGATCTTGGAAAGCCTCATTATCTGGTCATCGTCGGTCTCATCGAGAGGTTCTACTCTCCTGAGATTTGCTATTCCATCCTCTGATTCTTCGAGGACTATTGTGCCGTCATCGGTTACGAACGTTGCAGAGGTATCCGTGAACTCTACTGCAATTTCGAATTCCGCCCCGTATTTTCGCACAATGTCAACTAACGTATCTCTCATAGTCCCTCACCAATTGCTTAAAAATGAAACTTATAAAGTTTTCGGCCAAACCACTGAAACTGACCGTGGCCTGAAATTCGGACATTCCCCTGGTTGTTTGCACGGCTTGCCTTCAGTACACCAGAAAACCCCATCGCGTGCAACCTGTTTTTTGCAGGCTTTGATGATCTGCGATTTTTCGAGTCGTATATACGGATCGATTTTCTGCGCGACGACATCCCCGACTTCGGACTGGAGTTCACGCATAACCGTGACCGCCGCTGAATGTTTGCCCGCTCTGATCCCAAGAGCAAGAGCTTCCTGTTCACGGTCATTCAATCCGTTGCAGAGAACGTTTGAAACGGATTGGAGAGATCCGTCACATTTGACGAATCTCCTCATTCGATCCTCAATATCTATTCGATTGTCCATTGCCGCAGCCACTCCGAACTCGTCCTGCAATACTTTGCTATGCTGTCAATACTTTTGGTCGCATTGCCGACGATATTGGCCATAATACCCCGTTGAATAAAGATGCCTCGCACAATTCCAAAACGAACCTCGGGCGACAATTCTTGCCAACTTTTTAAGATGCCTCCGAATTCTCTGGTTTCGGTAATGATGCTTACGTATTCACGTTTTATCTCATCAAACTCCTGCCTTGAAATCCCCAGGCATCTGATAATGGTGTTGTCCATGTTGAAGAAGTCCGCTGCAAATTCCTTAAACTCTGGAAACACCTTGCCGGGGGTAACCTGTGGCCCGTCTATGTTTAAAATATCGGCCATCCTGAGAATTTCAAGCGTTGACTGTGCATCCTCGACGAGTTGGGCCTGTTCTTCTGGAATGTTGGAGGTGCCCTTCATCAACATCGATATAATGGCATTCGTGGTCGATACTGACATTTCATCAAGCCTGAGTAGGTTGGCAACGGGCACCCCATCATCAACCAGGGCTATTATTAATTTTTCAAAATCCATGTTGTTCCCTCAAAAAATGAATGATTTTGTCTATTTGGTTATACCGGATATTATTCGATCCAGCGCAGATTTTAGAGCCTCCAGCTGGATTCTATCTGCACCTGCATATACACCCCGGACCATATCGTCTATTTCCTCTGGCGAGAGCTTCCTGTCGGCTAGTATATCGGCCATGTCTCGCAGGGTTCCCCCGGTCTCGTATAGGAGTTCAATCATGTCCTTGTACTGCTGATCGTCGATGTTTGCTGTTGCCATTTGAAGGCCACGATTGATGGCCCTCCCCGATAGTTCCTCGACTATTCCCATGTTGATCACTTATTCCAACGTTGCACTAGGTTAAATACCTTTCTACCCGAGGTCGAAAACCTCTTCGTCCTCCAATCTCTCAACCACGATGGCGTATTCACCAGGGTAGTTGTTTTTGTCCTGTACCGTCTTCTCAGCCTTCTTATATCCCAGATGGAAATTAGCTTCATCGAAGTCGCCCACCTTAAAAGCCTTGAAAGGCGGGCATCGTTGACGAATTATTATTTTATCCATATATATGGCGCGAGGGAACTCCGGTCTTCAGGCCGGAGAGGAATTGCGCACTTCACCTCCACTAATTCGCAAATTATTTATTCTCATAGCTGTATCTCCTCCTTGGAGAAACTGTTTCCAAGGCACTCTTAATTTACT